GGCCAATTCCCGGTATCAGTTTTGTACCGAGCCTTGGAACGAGTTTCCCTAGCTTTGTAGAGAGCCTTGCGAATATTCCCTTGCTTGACTTCTCAGCAACTTCCTCTGCGGCCTCTTGCGCGCCCTTTCTCCCAAATTTGAAACTTCCTAATGTGAAGGCGGTTGACAGAGCGGTGGCAATCGCACCTGGAATCGCTTGAACAAAGTTGAATACTAGAGCGCCGACGAATATCTTTGCAAGAAGCTTCGAAGCTTTCTCAAGACCTGTTTTGACAACCGGATTGTTTAGCAGTCGATCGAAAGAAGCAAATATCTTGTTGAAAGACTCCTGAATTGTCTTTTGAGTTCCTGGACTCTGGAGCCTTTTGTTGATGTCAAGAAGAAGATTGTCGATGAAACCGATGAACTTCGGAATCTGCTTTTCAGCATGATTCAGCATCTTGGTCAACAGGGAGGCAAAAGCATCTTCGAACTTCTCGCCTTCCCTTAGATCTCCGAAGAATTCTCTTATGTACTCGAAAGGCTTCTTGAAGTCTGCCAAGACGGCATCCATGCCTCCCATGCCCTCGATGATGCTCTTTATGACGAATGCAAAATCCTTGCCAGATGCAAAACCTAGATTGAAGATCTCACGAATCGTATCTCGCAAGGGCTGCAGGATTCCGCTGAGCTTGAAAGCTTCCTCGAAACCATCGAAGAACGAACTGAACATTCCCGAGAGTTGAAGGAGAGGACCGAAGACTCGCTTGATGCTCTTCTCCATTTCCTGCATTGAAGCTGCCATGCTAATTTGCGCTTGTTGCGCTCGCTCGGCAGCGGTAGCTGTTTCATCGATTGAACCGGCCTGGTCTCCGAAGACACGCTCGAGATCCGATTCGGCTATGCCAGCGCTAGATGCTAGGTAAGCTCTCTCTTGCCTGCTTAGCTGATCGATTGACTTGCCCTGCTCCATGAAAGAGGTCTTGAGCATTTGCAACCGCTCTTCGTCGGAAGCATTCAGGAGATCTATAGCGTTGAGATTCAGACCGAAAGCTTGTGTGAGTTTTGCAACACTTTCCGCTGCGCTGTCGAACTGATCAAACTTCGATGCAATGCCTTGAACTGTTGACATTGAGATGCCGGTCTTCGTCATGACCGCAGCAAGACTTGTCATCTCCTGAACGGTTAGATGGCCGAAGTTTGTCACGTCCTTTGCGATCTGATCGAAGTTCTTGCCCAGAGTCTTTGTGCTAACGCCGATTGATTTTGAAACGGAAGCAATGCTTCGTGATGTCTGCTCAAGAACACTTTCCAAAGACTGCCCGGCATTCAGGGACCTGTTTGCGAGAGACTGGAACGCCTCGGCGCTAATGCCAGCTCCCTTTGTAAGGCTGTCCATCGCAAACACGACCCTTCCGGTGAACTGTCGTTCTAGCAGCGGACCGAGAGATCCGAGGTTCTCCATCGCAGCCGCCATTGCCTTTAGCTTAGCGACGCTTCCTTCGATGAAAGGCCCGAACCTGCTTCCTAGGTTGACACCAAACTCGCTAGCCGCTTTGTCAATGTCATGAAAAGCTTCCGTAACCGCTAAGCCTTCACCGGTTGCGAGATCACCAAACTGTTCTCGAACTTCTTCGAACGCTTCGGCCATGGCTCTGCCAGCGGAGGCAGCCTCGTTCGCTAGCGCAACAACCGATCCAAACAATTTTGGACCCAGACTGAGAACCCCTGTGACAGCCTTGAACGTAGCGCTGAACGCTCCGGTGATTGCTCCGCCGACAGTCTTAAAGACGGCAGCTGCGGATGCAAACTTTCGAACCCTCGAGTCCAGGTTCTTTGCGGAAGTCGAAGCATCGTCGAGTTCGTCAACCATCCTGCCGATTTCATCTGTTGCGCTGTTGAACTCTGAACCGGCATTCTGTGCTGCATCTGCAGCGTCTTCCATTGCGTCTCGGATTCCCTGAAGGCGTTCCTCCATGCCATCGAGGTTCTCACAGCGCAGGGCATTGCAAAGCTCTTTGGCAAGCTGAGCTTGACCCTGAAGCAGGCTTGCATTCCGCTTCATGATTGCTTCGCGTGCAACGAGAACCTTGTTGATCTCGTTCTGGATGCCTAGCTGTGTTCCTAGATCGTCTGCCACGTCAGAATCCTCAGGCTATAAGTATTCTCTTGAGCGAGTGCTCAAAAGGGCCAAGGCTTTTTAGTTTGCATCGTATACGCGGCGGCCGCGGCGGATCTTCCCTTTATTGCATCCGGAATGCTGGAAACGTCACCAGAATCCAATGCCACCTTCAGCTGCTTGGTCGCGTAAGCCGCTTGCTGAGTGCTTGAATTGATTCCAGAAGGCATCTCTGAGGCGCCTAACAAATAAGTTGCAATATCATGCCGCTGCTTTTTATTCATTGTTACGTGAACCTTCTGAGCTTTGCAGGAACGTTTGCTCGACTTCTACCGGACAGTGCTCTCTGATCCGGCGTGTTGTCATGCGCTGCGCGAGAAGCCGGCGCGTTTGCTTCGTTAGACTTCTTGATCTCCTCGTTGATTCTCTTGATGAACCACACCCGCTTCCAGATCGGAAGGTCGTAGCCCTCGTTGTAGCTGAAGCCCATGTAGTACATCAGGAGAAAGATCTGTTCGAGGTAAATCTCTTTGTCGCTAGGCGTCAGGCCAAAAAAACGTGGCACCCAGCGGAAGCCGTACCTCCGAATCCGCGAAGCAACTCTGGCAGGACATCCAGGACTTCATATCGATTCCAGGCTCGTTCTGATCAATGAATCGACGCAGGGCCAGCGAATCGCGTGCCGGCATGTTTCGAATGAAGCCGTTGATCTTCGACTTGTCCGTGATTCCGTCGATCGAAACAATGGAGTACATGAGACGAGTTGTGATGAGATTGTCTGCCTTGAACCCGCTCTTCTTCTTGCGCTCCTGAACGATCGCAATTTCCTCTTCGTCCGCACCGGTCAGGAACTTGAAGTGAACCTTCTTCTTTGTTACGGGAAGAACAAACTCGAACTCGTTGGTTCCCGGCGTGACGGGATCAATGTCGAGCGTCTTCACCTCGAGAGCTGCAAGATCAAACTCCTGCTTTGAACGAGTGCCGCATGCTGGGCAATCAACCTCAACGCCGTACTCTTGGCCGTAACCGGTGATTCGCAGCGAGATCATCAGTGCGTTGCGATCGCCGGAAATCATGTTCTTGACGTCGATTGACTTGTCAATGAGGCACGACTGAATTAGATGGGTGATGACAGTGCCCTTTTTAATGAGCGCGCGAGAGGTTAGGATGTCCTCCTCTCTGGCTGTCATTGCCCTGATCTCGACGGTTTCCTGCCCGCTTAGCGGGTTTCCATCAGGATACACCTTTCCAAGCGACGGAAGGGGAACAGACTCAACCGGCACTTCGTAGCCGAAAGAATCCTTCATCACGTCGGTCTGCTGGATGCCGCCTGAAAATACTTGATTTGATCCACGGTTGCTCATATTCTAAACCTCTCGCACAATCATAACGTTGATGTGGGAAAGATAAATAGAGAACTCGCTATTTTTAGAACTTGTAATCTTCACGAATGATTTCAAGTACCTTCTGGAAAGCTCGCTTTCGTAATCCTGGGCCCCGGAAACGGCCACCGATTCTCTCGGAATCCATCACAATGAATTGTGCGAGCTCTTCGATGCGTTCCTCAACGTCGGCAAAAAAGACAAAAATCTCTGCATCCTCGTTGTCGGACACGGTTCCGTCAGGGTTTGCCTCGGCTAGTCTAGCCTTCTCTTCCTTAATGATTCTTCTAAGCTGTCTCTTCGTGATCTTCATTATCCAAACTCCTTCACGTCTTTTACTGCCATGTCAAGAGCAGTGAAAAAATCTCCCCCTGCTTCGTTAACGGCATACATTGCAGACCTGAGCCTTGATAGCACATCATACAATTGTTTGGAAGCAAACTCTGTTGCCTTTTCATTTTGCGGAACCTCATCACCCCTTTCAAACGAGCGAGTGAATTGGTTAATGTCGTCGACGGTATCCTCAAACGCCAATGGATCAAAGCGTACTTCATTGAGAAGTCTAGCTTTCTCTTCCTTGATGATTCTTCTGAGTTGGCGCTTTGTGATTTTCATCTTTTTGCGTATCTCACCCTGGCGTATCGTAGCTCTTCCTCAACATCTTGAACGTCATCAACGTGAACCATCATCTCCTGTACGCCAAAATCTGCAGGAAGCATTGCCTTGTTCAGGGCCCTCATAGCAAGGTTTTTTTCAACCGGGCTGTTGAAAACGAAAGTAACGTGGGTCGGTTCACCTTTTTGAGCGTGCATCGCTTCCTTGATGATTCTTCTGAGTTGGCGCTTTGTGATCTTCATTGTCCTCACTCGTAGTCTAGCATCGCCTTGACGGCATCTTCATAACCAATGACCATGTTGACAAGCTCGTCGAGATCTGGGTCCTCGCCCATTGCGCTCGTTGACTCCAGCTCCTGCGCGCTCTGGAGGGCCTTTCGCGCGGTGCGAATGAGGTTCAGCTTTCTGGCGTAGCTGAAGCCACCAAATGCTTCTTTCATCATAGATGGTGCAGGTGCTGCTCTGAGCTTTGTGACCTTGAACCTTCCAGGCCCGACCATCTCAATGACAGAGCCGTCTGCATTGTGGTTCGGGTGCGGGCTCATTCGAATTGTGTCCTTACCAGCGCCGTAGCCGATCACATCCAAGTCCTCGTTTGCATAGATGTAAAGCCTTCCGTACCGTGTGTCTGCACCAATCGACCACCTGACCTCTGGCTGGTCACCCATTAGACGTGGCATCTCATCGACGATCTGAGTTCCAAGTTCCTTTGAGAAGCGAGCCTCGTCAAGGCGAGCCTTCTCTTCCTTGATGATTCTTCTAAGTTGCCTCTTTGTGATTTTCATTTCAGTCTCCTAGGCCTTCGGCACGAACTCTGGCAAGATGCCCTTGAAGCGAGTTTATTGCATTCTGGTAAAACTGCAAGTAGGCTGTGCGCTTTGGCTCGGGTAACCCTTTTGCATCTTCAATCCTTGCGTACAATTCGTCCAACTCGCTGGTGAGCTCGTCGTACCTGGCACGGGTTAGCCTCTTTCCCTCTCGGCTACGAAACTCTTCCTTGATGATTTGTCTAAGCTGTCGCCTTGTGATTTTCACAAGAACCTCCGGATCAGAACTGTAGGACGCAGTTATCAAACCGCAGCGTTAGCGAAATTTCAGAAGGATCGGATGAATCGTAGCTCAGATCGCCGAAAGATGCGTTCGTAAGGAAGGCACCCTTGACATCCCAGAGCTCGACAACGGTACCGACCGGGTCAAGCATCTTGATCTGGCAATCGCGCTTGTAGAAGTCAGCGTAACCAGCACGCCCCGAAACAGACTCGAAGTGGGTGCGAACCCATTCCATAACCTGCTGAGCACCGGAAGGTGCAATCGGATCGTGAAGCGTAACGCTGAGCGTGTCAAACGTTGTCTTGCCAGCGATGTAGCGAGTTGAGTTGATGAAAGGAATCGTCACTTCTTCGGTGTTGATCGTTGGACGAGCAGCAGTCTTCATGAGGAACGCGTCGATACCCTCGATCGCGAACACCCACCGAAACTGTCGCTTCGGCTCAAACTTGTTCGGCAACATATCGGTGACTGAAAGTGTCTCTGCCATTTTTTGGTTCTCCTAGCGATAAATATCAGGCTTGCTTGCTTAGATCTCTGCACCGGCGTTCGAAACGACGAAGTCAAGAGAGATGAACTCGACGGAGCGAGTAGGCTGGAGGAAGATCTTTCCTCTCACCGTGTTGTTCTCAACGTCCGCTTGGGTCGTTGTTGTCGTATCAATCTGCACTCTGAACCTGTCAACACCTTGCTGCTGCTGAATTCTGTTGAGGATCGGAGTGACCGCGCCAGAGAATCGAGCAAGCGTCGTCTCCCTGTTCGGTTCGAAGATAAAGGTGTTCGCGACCTGCCGGACCTGGCGTCTGATCTCGATGAGGAGGCGACGAACATTGACGCGATCAAGGGCGGACTCTGCTGCCTGCAACGTCTTCTGACCGAAGATCGTCGGGCCGCCTTGGCCTGGGAACACCGTGATTGGGTTGATCCTAGCATCGTACAAAGCGTCGAGGTTTGATCTGTTCGTCTTCACTGCGACCTCAGAGGCTGCAAGAGCACCGCGGGCAAACCCGGCAGGCGCGAACCAAGGGAAAGCCACGGCGTCGTTGAGGCCGAAGGCACCGAGAACAGCAACACTCGGCGGGACTTGCACGTTGGTGTTGGTGGTCGGATCAGTGACGACGACGTCAGGGAAGTACGCTGCGGCAAAGCTGCTATCGAGTGGGCGACCCTTGAATGTCGTGACGGTGTTCGTCACATTCGGCAGGCCGGCCGACCCTGTGATTTCGTTGTTCTCGGCGTCGCGAACAGGAATGTCCATGATGTAGAGAGCATCGAATCTGTTCTCAACGGCGTCAATCGCATAGTCGGTGACCTGTGGCTGACGGATACCTGGAATCGCAAGCAGTTGAATGTCGACATCTGACTTCTCCTCTAGAATATCAACAGCCTTTCTGTAAGACTGTACAGTTGGTCCGTTGATGCCGCCCTGATTAGAGTCGGCAACCTCTCGCTTGATGGCAACATCGAGAAGATTTGATTTGTCATCATCGAAGATGTTTACACCATCAAATCCGCTCTGAACCGGGAATGAGAACTTGAAGAACTGCTTAGATGCAAGATCCCCGAAGTCCTTTTCAACGTTCAGGAATCTACCGGTTACAGAAGTTCCATCGTTCTTAAGGACTCCGTTGGTCACAAGAGAATCGTCTCTCCGATAAGAAGCTCCTTGCCACTCTTTCGCGTCGACGACGTCTGCGGAAGTGGTTGCAACCTGAACCCGCTCAAGGGTGAACAGATTGTTGTTGAACACGTCGGCATCCAGAACAAGCCCTCCGTCATCAGCAGTTCCTTCGTTACCGCCGACAGATGGGTTTCTTGAACCGACGTGGTAGTTTGCGAAGTAGCTCGTGTAAGCATCGATCGGCGAACGTTGGATTTGCGGTGCGTTGTTCTTGTTGGGAAGAGTCAAGCTGTCGAGCGGCTCGAACTGAGCACCCCAGTAAAGCTGAGCGTCTGATCGCTTTGCGGTACCGGTTCCAACCGCAACGTTTCTACGGAAGGGAACAGGTGGCTCAACAGGTGTTCCGCTAAACAGCGAAGCCGAAACGTGAACCGTGACACCAGAAACCGAACCTGTCGAGGTCAACATTATGTTTCCAGCAGCCGTGGTTCCAGAGGTAACGAGGTGGTTTAGTCCTCGGAAACCAATCGGAAGAGCTTCCTGATCGATCTCACCGTCGTCAACAACGGCATTCATCTGTACTCTGATGAGGTTTGAAGAGTTCGGGAACTTGCCTTCAACCACAACCTTCTGGCTACCAGGCCTCTGATCGAAGTCGTAGAAGGTGTTTAGATCGCCGATAACCCGAGCAACGTATCGCTCAGAGTTTGGATCAATTGAAAGTCCGCGGAAAGCCTCGAGAACCCTTAGGTTTCTGTCATCGTCACCGAACTCACGAACAACAACGTCGAACTTTCCAAACTTAACATCTGGGTTGTTGGACTTCTGAATGTTCTCAACGCTCACCTTGAAGCGCTTGTTTGGATAAACCCCATCATCCAAGCAGTGAATCTTAAAGAGGTTGGAAGGTGAACCACCAAACTTCTGTGAGATTACGAACGGTGAGACTGCATGCTGGAAGCGATCCTTGAATGCTTCGAAGTTTGGAACTTCTGCAGTTTGAGTATCTCTAGCAAGTGAACCTGTAGTGATGAAGGCTGCCTGCTCCAGATTCCCTCCGATGACTGGTGCCCCTAGGCTACCAGCATAACCACTGCCAGTGATCTGAGCGTAAGCACTGTAAACATCGTAGTGACGGTAAAGGAAGTGTCCCTGGGACTCGACTAGGAGCGGGTCGGTGTTCAGAACATTCGGGAAATAGTTGGAAGCTTGAGGATCGAAGGAAGCAGTAATAACGTTCTTTCCTTCAGATTCTGTCTGCTTAAGTCCATTCAGGAGAAGGACAAACTCCTGTGAAACGGTATTGACGGTACCGATAAGAGCACCAGCATCTGAGCCTCCTTCAGATGAAGGAACTCCGGTAGCCGCAGCAGTTGCGCTTGGAGCATTGTCAGTTTCAAGCGTTGATGAAAGAAACGGAACAACTCCATCGGGAGAGAATATGACGCCTCTGATAATAGATTGCGCCTTGTTTCCGGTCAAGCCAGCCTCTGAGAAGATTGTGCTTCCAGCTGACTCCGACATGAAGCAGCCGAGGAAGTAAGATCTTCCTCTTAGAGATCCGCCGTTTGCATGAACGTTGGCACCTATGAGCCCGTTAGCCTGTGGAAGCTGATCGCCGACGACAAAGCCCGCTCTCGTGACAGAGCCGTCTGAAGCTCTTGTCTTTCCATCACCAGCGCCGAGAACCCTTAGGTAAGTTCCAGCTTGTCTGTTTGCAAACCACTGCGCAATTGCAATTGGTCCAAACTTTTCACCATCGGTGTTGCCAAATTTTGACGCAAAATCCCGATAGGATGCAAAGGTCACAGGAACGAATGCCGGACCTTTCTCCGCGGTACCAACGACCGCTGCAGGTGTTCCCTGAGGTTGTGTCGGTTGAGGACCGCTGAGGTCAATCTCCCTTGTGCTAACGCCGGGGCTTCTAAAGGTCAGCTCAGCCATCTGTTATGCTCCAATCTGCTAGTAATATGTATTTCATTCGAAGGATACTCCGGCATTTGTTATGATGAAGTCGATAGCAATAAATTCAATTGCTCTCGTTGGGACCACAACAATTCTACCGTTAAGCCTGTTTTGTTCTCTGTCGAGCTCGGTGTTGTTTGTATCATCCATGACAACCTGGAAGGACTCAATTCCTTGCTGAGCTTGGACAAGCGCAAGCAACGGAGTTGTCTGAGAGACAAAACGATTTCTTGTGGTTGCGTTGTTCTGCTCAAACAAGAGGTTTCTCGCAACCTGAGAGATAATTCTCTTCACTTCCAGCAACATTCTTCTCACGTTCACGCGATCGAGAGCAGAGGCAGCCTGCTGCAGAGTTTTCTGTCCGAAGATGACAAAACCACCTGTTGGGAAGTTCGCAATCGGGTTGATCCTGTTTTCATACAGCGTATCTCGGTCTGCCTGCGTGAGTCTCGTGGAAGTGTTCTTGACAAACTCGAGAGCGCCTCTGTTGAATCCAGCAGGTGCAAACCATGGATAAGCAACTCTATCGTTAAAACCGAAAGCAGCGAGTGCAGCAATCGAAGGCGGAACCTTGACTCTTCGCTTGTTCTGGCTATCCTCGATGATGACACTCGGGAAGTACGAAGCAACGTAGCTGTTGTCTATCGCTCTTCCTGCAAACTGCTCCGCAGTTTCTAGGACATCGGCTCTAAGAGTACTGTCGTCGTACAGTCGGGTTGACGTTGTTCCGTTCTGCATTCCAAACTCAGGAATATCCATAACGTACAGCGCCTGGCTGTAACCTCTCATTCGCTCACTCGCAAAGTCGGTAACTGCAGTATCCTTAATTCCAGGAATCGCAAGAAGATTGATTCTAACAGCGAATGGATCCGTGTTAATCTCGGCAGCAGTTCTGAACGAGGAGATTGAGTTGTTGTTAAAGCCAATTCCCATTGGGTTAGTGCTCTCACCCGGAGCATCGGCAATGTAAGAGGTTGCTCTTAGGCCGATGTTCGCCGTTGAACCTGCAAGGCCGCCTGCATCCTGAGATGTTGATCGATCGTTACCAAAGCCGGCGTCCGGATCAAGCAAGTTGAATCCGTCATAACCGCCGTGGAACGGCATTGTGAACTTAGCAAACGGAGTAAATCTATTGAACACAACTGAAGAAGATGCAAGCAAGGTTGCAAGTGTAACTCGGTTAGAGTTCAGGGAAGTGTCGACGACGTACTGCTGTGTGATTGAGTCTACAACATTGGACTTAAGAACACCGTTTCTTACGTAGACCGATGAAAGCATGTGAGCTTTCGCAGAACCTGTAATCTCGGTGAACTTAGTTGGGGGCGATCCAGGAGTTCCGTTGTCCGTATCGGGACCAATTGCAACCCTGGAAAGCGTGAACTCGTTGTTGTTAAACGCGTCAGCACCGGAACCAGTAACACTCATATCGAGCTTAGAAATTCCCGTTAGCTTGGTATACGCTGCAACCAGAGGGTTCGGTGTTGAAGAAACATTAGGGTTCAGCACCGGCGTAGCGAGAGATTCAGTGTGGGCCATTTTTTCAAACTTGACGCCCCAGTAGAACCTGGCGTCGGCTCTTTCATCGTCACCTGGCTTGCCTTCGTATCCGGTTCCAAGCGTTGCACCACGCGTAACCTTATAGCGAAGGGGAAGTGGTGGAACGATTGAGGCCGTTAGATTATTTGCTCCCGCAGTTGCTTTGGTCTCGGCAACAGCGCCGTGTAGCCTGAACGCTGATTCTACACCCAGGGTTTGCCCGTCAAAGACTAGGGCAGCCTTCGTATCCGTCATGGCATCGGAAGTCTTGACAACCGGAACGCCCCTGAAACCGAATGGAAGTGCATCGTTGGGGACATCGCCGTCCTGAACACCAACCTCTGGAAGAACCCTGATAAATCTCGAAACGTTGGCATACTTGCCTGTAATCACAAGCCTGCGCTCTTCAGCAAGCTCGGCATCGTGATCAAAGACAACCTTCTTGTCACCTATTACAGCCGCAACATACCGATCGCTTGTAGGATCGAGGTTACACTCGGGGAATACTTCTAGAATCTGAGGAGCTGTATCGGTATCGTTGAACGCTCTAACCTGAACGTCGAACTTTCCAAACTTGTTTGACGGATCCGTGGATGCAACGATATTTGCAATCGAAACCTTGAATCGATTGTTTGCAAACGCGCCGTCGTCTAGAGTCTCAAACCTGAACAGATCGTAGATCTTCTTGCCGAAAGGCTGGGATGTGACATTGGTCGTCGTTGGCGTTGAGTATCTTGCGTCAAATCTTCCGAAGAAGTCTTCGAACTTACCGGTCGTTCCGCCGGCGCCACTTTGGGCTGCCGTTGTTGCGGAACCCGAAACGATCGCAACTGCCTTCGACTTCGTGGTTGCAAGCTCGTCCTCAACGAGGAAGTCGGCATACAGCAGATGCTGCTCTTGCTGGAACTTCAGAGGATCGGTGTTAAGAACTTTTCCGATGTAGTTCTCACTCTGAGGGACGAATGATGCAGCAAAGATTTTTGCCTGAGTGTTTCCGCCCTTCTTGCCGGCATCGTTCGTAAAGTTTGCTGCAGAAGATGATAGGATGATTCTAAAGTCTCCGGAAGAATCAGCGGTAGCGTCGTCAGCGAGTGAAGTACCTGCAATTAAAGTCGGCGTCATTTGACTGAGGGCTAGCTCAGTTCCAGTGACGAACATTGAGGTTCCTGAAGCGAGAAGAACCATTCCTCTCACTAGGTTTGCAGCATCAGCATTCGCAATCGACACATTGTCGGTGAGAACCGGGAAACCCTGAGTTTCCTGAGCAACCGCGTCGTGCACAGCACAGAGAAACTTTACAGAGCCCTGCGAACGTGCATAAGAAGCCCCTGCATTCTGAGATCCACTGATGATGAATCCTGCAGCCTTTGTAACGCCATACTGTCGCGTTCTAGCAATATCCGTAGCTGTTCTGTTTGCACCGGCACCGAGAACCCTTGTAAATGTCACAGCGGTTCTGTTTGCGAGCCACTGCTCAACCGCGTAAGGAGCAAAACGCTTCGGATCTAGTCCACCGAAAGTTTGCTGGAAATCGGTAAATGTACCGAGTGTGACGGGGACAAAAGCCGGTCCACGCTCTGATGTTCCAATAATTCCTGCCGGGACGCCTTCAACAGCTTGCGTGCGACCGGATAAGTCGATCTCCTGCTCGAAGAAGCCTGGTGATCTAAATGTCTGTTCCGCCATGGAGCTTATCTCCCAATATGTTCAACGATAAATATGCTTTTAAATTCGATAAGTCAAGAGACAATGTCTTCGAGAGTTGTGCCAATCTCTCCGCGAAGAACCGTCTCACCCTTTCTAGAGTTTCTTCCTTTCACTCTGACCAATACTTCTTTCCTATCACCTGTTTGCTCATCAACAATTGTTCTTCTGATTATCTCGGTTCCTGGACCGGAACTGGTCGTTCCAACAGACGTTGATTTCTGAAGCGGAGGTTCTGAAGATTGTGGGTTTCTGGCGTCCGAAGACGCTCGATAAGCACCGGTCCCAGACTCCCCGTTTGCAGCCATGGCCGCTGAAGCGGTTGAAGATGATCCAATAGCTTGTCCAGGAAGCAGAGCATCTACTGCGTCCAGATCCTGCAGAACGTAGGCATCAACATCGGCCGAAACTGGTCCGCCAACAGAAAGTGGGAGAGCTGGAGTGTCTTCGACGACGAACTCTAGTGTCGGTGCCGACACAAAGCTTCTAACGCCCACAGGTCGACCAGGAATGTCTGGCTCGATGAGATAGGCAACAACGTCCAGGTTGAAAGAGTATCTGATGATTCTCTCTTCGGATGAGAACTCATCAAAGTTATTGCCAGGCGAGAATGCACTGTCGACGTAGCCAACAAACCAGTAACCCTTTTCCGTCTCGAGACGAAATTCACGCTGGTGCATGTTTGTATACGACGACATGATCGAAGATAGAACATCGTTCATCTGAGCGGTGTACTGGGTCCACACAGTAATTTCATAGCTGGCTTGGTAGTATTTTACCGGTGGAATCTCTATGGTTTCCACCAGGTTGTTGTTGAGAACCGAACGAAGAACGTTTCCGGATTCCTTTAGATAGTCATCAATTCCTTCGGTGGTTCGCCTTGTATCCTCTGCTCCAAGCTCGCCATCGTTTTTTAGCCCTAGCTTGTTTAGAAGTCTTTGATACTTTGGATCTTCTTTGCTAAGCCGACGCTTAATCACCTGAGGCAGGGTTTGCTGTGGTCCGTTTCCAATCGAAGGCTTCTGGTCAACGCTAGTTCTCATAATCGAGATAAGCGGCAGGATCACAACGCTGTTTTCATCTCGCAGAGGTTGACGCCTTCTTAGGATGGCAAAGCGTTCACCGGTCGCAAAGATGACAGGGATTCTTCGTGTCTCTTTCCCTATCAGGAAGTAGAGGGGAATGTCCTTTTCAAAGAGGTTGAACACAGCCTTGTCAACATCTTCAATGGTGCACGACGGAATAGTAAAGTCTTCCGGTGCGGTCGAACCTTCGTATCCCTGTCGTGTATCAAACTCGTGATTCGAGGTTTTTGAGTATCTTGTTGACATTATGACTCATCGTAGAATGAAGAACCGGCCTTGCTGTCAGAACCCTCTGGGCTGACCTCTGCCGGACCTGTGATTGGACTGTCCAGAACACCCTTCTCTTGCAACGCTCTTTTATCGTTAGTGAGACCAAGACTATTTTCTTCAAATCCCCTCTGCTGCACAAACACTTCTTGTACGGCACCCTCGTCGCTATACTCCTCGCCAATGGGGCCAAGAGGCTGGAACCTGATCTGGCCTTGGCGAGCTTGAACGCCAAGCATCGTGACACCAACGTAGTGATCGATCTGTCCGAACACTTCCTTTTCTTGCGTAACCGATGTGATCTCGAAGAAGTTAGTTCCGTAGCTGTAGTAGTCGCCGGTCTGAACAGTCTCGGTCAAGCCTTTGTCGACGAGATCTCTCCACTGAATGTAGACTTCTTGTTTGTACTTCTCATCGACACCGAACCGATCAGAAACAAATTCCCCTGG